TCTTGGGCCAAATCCTTTAAGGTATATGGCTCAACCATGAAACGGAAGAAGGGGGAGTTAGGTGGCATCAGAGCAAGAGAGAGTTTCGATGCTAGGTTATTCACCCCACGCGCACCGATGCCCTGAAACGGAGTATATAAATCACTCGTTTCGTTGTGGGCATCTTGCGGTATCAGGGAGGGAATTGTCAGCAACGAGCAGTCTCTTGCTCGATCTAGATATGATTGACGCGATGGTTCGAGTTGGTGGTAACGCGCTTCAGCGGTTCCCATGCTCATTTATGACGCCTTACTTAGTAATCTGAAGACCAGCGCCCTTACCGAGATTGCTCACGGTAGGATCGAGATCGACTTTAAGTTGTGATGTGCCCGCAGCTTTTCCTTGAAGCGAACCTTTCTCCGCTGACATTCCACTCTCGGGATTGCTAGGGTCATACATATTTGTCATGACCGGATTAACCGCTGAAGGGGCTGCAGGGGGTGGGGCTGGTGCTGGTGATGATCCGCCGAATAAGCACATATTCTATTCTCCTAGTTTTGAAGCTTGTTGTTCTTCGTAAAGTGTTTGCATGAAATCTACGACCGAACGCTGTCCGCCTCGCCACATCAGCATATCATGTTGTTCAAGATATTGAGGTGCCATAACTGGGAAACGTGTATTCAGTTCATCGAGTAGTTCGTTAGATATATAAGGGAACATTAATCTAATCCTCTATGGTGCAACCTAATCAAATGCTCGTGTCCATGCGGCACAGATGCCAGAACGAACAACGTCATCATGAGTAAAGTTACAGTGGGCTGCGGGGATGTCGTGTTTATGTAGCAGATCGATAGCTACCTTCAGACCTGACGTACCCTGTAGATCGTGCTGGGATACATCACCATTGATGATGACTTTAGTTTCTTGACCGATGCGGGTCAGGAACATCTTCATCTCATGTGGTGTTAGGTTCTGCCCTTCATCTAGGATGACGAAGCAGTTGTTGAAGCTGCGACCACGCATAACTTCAAAGGGTACAATCTCGATGTCCTCACGTTTGCGGGCCAGTTCAAACTTACCCTTACCTAGTCGTTGGCTTAACACCTCGGTCAAGGGGTATACCCAAGGTGCAATCTTATCTTCGATAGTACCCGCGAAGAAACCAAGAGACTTACCTGCTGGAATGTTAGGGCGGGTTAAAATGATTTTCCTTACTTTCTTCTGGGCGTACATATCTGCGGCAATAGCTGCAGCGATATACGTTTTACCTGTACCCGCTGGCCCAGTGACGAACACTTGACCGTACTGCTTAATACTCTCGATGTAGTTATCTTGAGCTGGGTTCATAGGTAAGAGCGGCTGGACGCGCGGAGTTACCGCACGCCCTTGCTCTTCGACCTTACGTTGATAGGAAGACTTCCTAGTCTTATCTTTTTTACTGATCGAATTTTTGGCCATTGTTGTTCCTTAACGGATTGGGCAAGCACCGGTGGCGCACTCATCGTCTGTCAACTCGTCAAACGAATTGGCATTCTCGATGTCTACTGGCGATAGTTGGGAAACGTATTTATCGTATTCTTCCCAAGAGACGACATCTTGAGGCAAGTAGGCATAGCCTAAATCAGCCGCAGTCTTGGTTGGGTCGTTACGATAAATGAATGACACACCCACGTATAAATCCCAGTTGTTCATAATCCATTCAATGATGGATGGGATTTCGTCAGGTGAGTAGGAGATGGTTACTGAGCAGTTATGGTCAACATAGTGCTTCATCATCAAACCGTAGCGGTCTAACTGTTGCACTGCTGTCTCGAGGTTTACAAACTTACCGTCTACCTCATCAAACTTCACATCGTCATAAGATACCGGAAAGGTAATCAACACGCTGTCAGGTTCGAAAGGCTTCTCGATAACTTTATAGTTTGCCGCAGTCATGATGGGCACGATTGGGTCATGCTTACTGAACGTGATGTTATTGAATAGGTACTTTCCGAGAGGCTTGTGGACGCCCTCAGTAGTCGACATGACCTTTGATAATGTGCCGCTTGGCTTGATAGTTGTGACAAGCTTTGCCCGAGGTAAACCTAGTTCATCTGCAATATCGTGAGCACCCGCGCGGGCAGAGGCTGCGATATCTGCCAACATCGATGGCACGTTGTTGTATAGATAATCTTGGTGGTCCATCCACTTCACGATACCTGTAGCTCCTACTCCACATAGACGTAGGAACTCGTTCAGCTCGTGCCACGAACGCTGCAAGATACCATCGTCCAAGTTCACACAAGTTTGGCGGTAGTTTGCTCGAGCTGCTAGGTACACAGCGTTCATCAAGCCGTCGAAGTCATCGAGGTATTTACCCCAATCCACTTCAACTAGGTTGCAGAAGCTCTTGTTTCCTAACAGAATTTCTGCACATGGATTGACTCCCTTAAAGTGCGGGGCACGTTTTAACGCTGCTTCTGCATTAATAAATCCCGGCTCGCTTCCGCCTGCCTCAACCATACGGTCAAAGATGTAGGACAGCTCCCACTTAGTTGGCTTCTTATAGAACATCAGTGAGTTGTTAGATTGCTGACGATGTGCATTATCATGCAGCCAGAAGTCTTTTTTAGCTGTAATGAAATCATCAATCTCAGGGTCATCAACAGGCATCACTGCAATCTCTGCAGATCGACGTGAGGACAGTGTCGTACCCATGTGGTTTAGAAGATCGAGGATATCCATGCGTGTCAGTAGTTCACCAGCACGCTCGTTCATGATTTCGCAGATGCGGCTAAACGCGATATTGAGCGTATCATCACCAGATGAAATCCAGCCGTAACCTTTCAGGCGTGTACCCGCTGGACGGATTTCACGGTAGTCGAGGATGAGCCTATCCACAGGGTCCTTGAGTGCCATGATTTTACCCAAGGCCTTTGCCCAAGCTTTAGCACTATCGCCAATTGAGATACGGTAAATGCGGTAGCCTTCTTCAGTGACTGTACTCTCGGTCACATTATCTTCACGACCTTTATCGGTACGCGAGGAGCGCCATACTTCAATCTCTGTCTCTCGAGCGAAGCCATTCAGCGTACCGACTACAGGCTCGAAGCCCACGCCGCAGCCTTGTAGCAACAACCAGAACGCATCAACTACGTCATGGACTGTCTCGATACGTCCGAAGCTACAGTTGAACTGTGAAGCCTCATGCTTCTTAGCTACGTCGGTGCCACCGAGCCACAAAGTTCTTCCTGATGTTGTAGCCTTACGAGAGAGCATCAACTCACGAAACTCTTCCAGCTCACCAACTTCTCCTTGGTTAAGCTTCTCACCTTTTGAGCGTTCCCATAACCACTGCTGGTGGGTAATCACTCGGGCTACTGTCTCTGGCCACGTTTCAAATACAGTACCCTCATCATTCAGTGGACGGTTATAGGTTCTCCGTGTCACCACCTGTGCCCGAACATCATCAGTCATCGGTTATCACCTGTACCTTTAAGCGTGCCTCGAGCTTTTCGGGACGCTAGTTTATCGAGATTATTCTGGGCTAAGTCTGAGAGCTTGCGGTTATGTTGCCGCGCAAACTCACTGATGAACCAAAGACAATCGCCTAGCTCATCGAGGATATCTTCCCGTGGATATATGCCATCTTTGCGATACCACTTGGCTAGCTTGCCTGTTAGTTCACCTACCTCCCCAGCTAGGCCCAAGCTCAAATACTCAAGGGCTTTCTGTGTCGGGTAGACTGCGGTCGTAGCTGCTAGGTCTTGGTAATCGTCTAGCTTTTTTACAGTGGTCATTTTGTTCGTCCTAAATATGCGCGAAGGTTTTCGTAGCCACCGACAAGCGTCCCATCAGGGCGAAAGATTTGTGGTACAGTTGTGAGGTTTGCCATGCCCATCAGGGTTCTATGGATAGGGGCGTCTGCGAGAGGGATACTCTCCCAATCAAGCCCAGCATCATTGAGGAGCTGTGTAGCTTTCTCACAATACTTGCAGTTCTTTTGGGTAATGACGGTGAACTTCATAGTATGCTCTCCCCCTTGAGTTGGTGGATACGCATCTCGGCGTAGCGGATGACCTTACCTAGATCGGTAATCTCACTCTCACGCTCGTCCATGTCTTCGTACAGTTTACTGCCCGCACGTAGCGAATACTTAACTATGTTACCGATGTGGAAAGGTAGTCCATTACGCATGATGAACTCGATAGGCTCGATGGCATACTGAGTGTAATGTGCTGGTCTGTTTATAATGTCGGGGGTGTCCATAGAACTACCTTTCCTGTGTTGAAGTCGAACTCGGTATTGCGACAGATGCGGGCAACCCGCGCCTGCACGAGTGCGACGTTTTCTGACAGTTTCTTTTTGGCGTAAGCTTCGACCACTGCGGCCCACATCTCTTTGGTGTTGACACAACCCTCGAGAATTTTTTCTGCTGTTTTGGGACCACACCCAGCTAGGCCAGTATATCCATCCACTACATCCCCAGTTAAAGCTTGGGTCATGTGGAAATAGTCAGCCTCAAACTCAGTGATAGTTTGCGATGCTTCGTCTTTAGCAGGGTTGAAGAGCTGACACGGGATTGTCGCAAGGTCTTTATCCTCACTGACAATCACGCAGTCTGGCTCATTTGTAGCTGTGATGCCAAGGAGGTCATCAGCTTCCATACCCGCAACCATGACAGCATCCATCTCTTCGACCATGTACTTACGAAGAGGCGAAAGTGTCAGAGGCTTGCGGGTATTCTTCCGGTTACTCTTGTAGGACGGGAGGATATCCTTACG